TCAGACCAAGCAAATTTACGTTTAAGAAAAGTAGCCTCATTTAACGTTATAAAATTAACATTCTCACCTAATTTATCGGAACTTGTGTACTCCATCCCAACAGATGCGGCACATTCACTTATTGCAAGGGGATTAAACCATGATTGAATTCGAGGTGACACATTCATAATGTTATCATCCCCAAAAACAACAAGATTAACATAAAAAGTAAAATTTTTGAGATATTGAGCAAATCCTGGTGGAGCTTCTCTTGAACGTAGTATATCGGTTATTCTCTTAAAATAAACATATCGAATAAAAATACAACCGTATATACCATTTATAAAAGCTGTAAGAGCATTACCACTAGGATTCGTACTTAATAAAACAAAAGTCCATCCTTCGCAACAAATTGTGGCTGCTATAACACCGGCAAGAACTGTTAAACGAGCTTCATCATTTCCATCTACATTACCATACCAATCATTAATTGTTGGACCAATTGTATTCAAAATTATCTTAATTAATGAACCATCATAATTTGAATAATCACCAGCAATAATTTTGTCTCCATGAACTTGTAATAATTGAGCTAATCTATCCCATTCAATAGAATGTGGATTGATCCCTACTGCTTGTTCATTATCGATACGATTATGCATCATCCAACTTATCCATGCACCAAATAAGCGCTTCATAACTATAGTTAAATCTATAGGAGCACCACAAAATATACGAGTGGATAAGTCAGCCACTTTCTCTATAGGTCGTTTCTCAACTTTAAGATGATTCTGAAAAATTGCATCTACAGCCTTTCCTTGTTGAGCCTGCTCAAATCTAAAATTTGCAGCCTCTTCAAGGTCGGGATGTATCCACTTCGTCTCAAGATTAATGAGATTACTTTTTCCAGAACCTCCATATTCATTTTTCCAAGGTATCCCAGCAGCAGTTGTAACATCTACACTCTGCATATATGGATCATCAGGAACACCAAAAACAGCCTCTTCTAAAGTTAATGTACGAGGTTTAATTTTAAATCTATTAGCAGACAACATTTTATTACTATAATCTTTACGAGCAAACTCTAAAACTTGTTCATCAACGTTATGAAACGGACGGACAAATTTATTAAGTCCTTTAACTAATGGATCTATTAT